GGGATCGACAGGATACGGAACACGTTACCCGTCAAAACGCCCGTGCCGGCGGTGACCGTTGCTGCCGCGAACTTAATGAAGTAGTTCGGCAACACGTTCGCCGAAGGGCTGAACGTAAGACCGTGAGCCGACGCAAACGTCAACGTGCCGATGTAGCCCGTGATGTTTGTGCCGGAGACCGTACCTGCTGAAGCGGTTGCTAACGTGAACGCGTTGGTCGCGTTGGCAATCGCAATCTGGGTGGTAGATTGTTCGGTGATGTAATCAGCACCACCAACCGCAATTTTTAAATCTGACATGGCTTACTCTCCAGTCAAGGGTTATTAGATAGGCAACGGCTGAGCGAGGCCCGTGACCTTGACGCAAGTCTTGGGCTTGGTCAGCACAAGTTCGCACAGGGTCAGCACAGCGCCAACATAACCGAGCTGGTAATTTGACAGCAGCGACTCAAAGCCCGTGAACGCGAACGACGCTTGGTCGTGGACGTACAGGTTCAGGTAGTTGCTGTTCAGGAGGTACATCGTACCTTCTGGGCAGTACGGATCAGCGTAGATTGGCACGCCGGCAATGTCGATCGCCCGGAAGAGCGAGCGTGGGCGGTCACCATCGCTGTCAAAGCCATTGCCAGGCTGAATCTGATACGACTCAATCGCCTGGATGTCGTTTGCGAGGCCGAGGTAGGTCGCAATGCCCACCACGCCAAACGTCGGCATTTCCGAACCGTACTTCTGGGCGGCTGCAATGTACTGCATCGCCTTGATACGGGTCAGGTTACCCGTCGTGCCATAGGTCTTAGCCTGCCACCAAGCGTTCGATGTCCGGTTGATGTTGCCATAGTTAGCCGTGGTTGTTCCGTCATCGACGGCCGCTGGCAGGCCAAGAAGCTGCTGCGTGTTGGTCGTGTTGTTGTACAACGCGTTCGCCATCGCATCGACCATGCTGTTCGTGGCGTCGTTCATACGCGCTTCGATCAGCGGGATAATCGCGTGGTCCATCTGAACCGCGCCTTCCATTCCGAGGAACGGGATCGGCGTGATCAGCGACTTCAGGTTGAATTCAGCAAGGAACGCGCCTTGCTGAGCCTGCGGCTGGTTGAATGAACCGGAGTAGTCCGACCATTGCGTGTTCACAAACGGCTGACCCTGAACAGGGACCGAGACGCTTGATACACCGCCCGAGGCAGTCTGCGAGTTCGCCAGAAGAGCCGCGATAACCGGGCTCGACTGATACAACTGCACGACCATCTTGGGGATAAACGCACGGCGGGTGACGTACGTCAATTCGTTGGCGATCGGACCCGCTGCCGGGACGATGCCTTGTCCAAATACTGGCATTTTCGTTTACCTCTGAGTCAAAAGTTTACGCTGCCAGCACACCCCGCCGCAGCCAAGTGTTTTATTACCTAGCGCCCATCCGTCTCGCACGGAGTTCGTTAACCGCTTCAAACGCCTGCGACTTTGCCCATCTGTTCTTGTCAGACCAGAGTTCTTTGTTGTCGGGCATCGACATAGGCGAAACCGACTCCGGGGTTGCCGGAGCCAATTCGCGTTCCTGACGTAGAAACTTGACGGCAACGTCGTAATCGCCAATTTTGTTGGCGATCATTGCCTTCTCAACGTCATCAGGATCAAACCCCTGCGATCGGATCTTGGCATGGGCTTCAGCACGGCGCTGGCTTTGAAGGTGTTCGGCCGATTGTTCGTCACGCTTCTTCAGTTCTGCACGAAGCGCTTCAACTTCCGACTGAAACTTGTCTTCAAGAACGTCGGTGTCAGGAACAGGCATGTTCGGGTTTTTCTCCCGAGCGAGCTTTCGAACGGTCTTAGCAACGTCCGGGTTACCCTGCACGAATTGGTACAGAGCAAGCGCTTTAGCCTGATCGGCTTCCGACAAATCTTCCAGAGCCATGTCAAATACCCCTTACTGACAGATTACCGACCGAGCGTGGTTTTCTTTTTATCGAAAGGCACGCTAGAGATGCTTTGCCCAGGCTTGTGGATTTTGAAGCCATTGAGCATGAAACCGCGCGAACGACCCGACTCAAGACCGCCGTATTCCATGTAGCGTGGCGGGTTGCGAATCTGGTCATTCGGGCTAGCGTTGTCCTGCGGGTCACGGATCGCGAGCGAGGACGATGGATCAAACAGACGATCACCTGGCATGGTGGCGCTTCCTTACATTGGTGTTGGGAGAGGGGCGGGGCCAGCCGGAGCCGGGAGTCCCGGCGGCGGCTTACCGGGGCCTGCAAGCCCCGAAACAGCCTGCGCGATTTCGGCAGGCATGAGTTCTTTGTCCTTACCGGACGTTTCGCCAAAGCCCTTGGTCAGAGCTTGGAGGGCTTTCATCACCGCGTCGCCCTGCTCGGTCCCTGGTGGGAACGCTTGCAGGGTCATCGTCAGCTTCTTGATGATCACCTGAACGTCTGCGCGAGCGCCGGCTTCGTTACCGCCCTTGGGCTGCGGCGTCATCATCGGAGCCGCCGAAGGACTAGGCGCTTTAGGGGCTCCGGGGGCTCCACCGCCGCCAGAGAGTGCTTGTGCGATTTCAGGAGGTACGCTCATAGGGGCGTTTCTATACCTTTTGAAATTACGAAGTCAACACATACAAAAAAGCCGCAGCGATTTTGAGCGCTGCGGCCTGCACGACGGATTTACCGGAGCGAGTCTAAAGTTGGGGGTAGACCGCTACGGCAGACCGCATTACTTGCGCTTGTGCTTGCGACCACCACGACGCTTAGCCATGTGCGTGTCTCCTGTGTTGCATCGCCAACCCCTTATGTCCTGAGTTCGGTCTTACCGACGCATTTTCCGCTTAGCGGAACGCTTGTGACGCATTACTTGGACCCTCGCAGTTTAGTGACATTTCCCTGCGCTTCAGCCTGTTGCTTTGCTTTCGCAGCTTCAGCTTCCGCGGGTTCAATCTTAGTCCTTAATCTGGTTTTTAGCAGTTCCTTCATAGGTACGTCAAGCAAGTCGAGCAAAGATTCTCGGTCGATCGCTTTGGCCTTGAACAACTCAAATGCCAACGCCCGCTGATCCTCTTGGAAGATTGGGCTGTTGGAGTGAGCGTCCACCTTAACAATAAAATTGTTGGTGAACTGTTCTGGGATGAACTCCATCCCGTCATCCGCTCGGAGTGTTTCTGCATCGTAAGCCTGCATCAACTGCAAATAGAGCGTCGCCAATTTTTCCAACTGATCTTCAATGATCAGCGCACGTTTCTTGGCTCTGCTGCTACCGAGGCGGGCAAGGTTCGCCGCGTGGCCCTGTGAACGCACGCCGGCCTCGCCCTTTCCTTGCATGACGTTGGTGATGCCCGAGATCTCCTCAAACATCGCATCAATATCCCGAATCTCACGGAACAGATCATCAGGAATATTAGGAGAGACGGTTTCAAGTTTTGCACCAGGCATATCGCCAACAACAAGACCGGACGGCGAATCCATCGTGTCCATGATTTCGCTGACATCGCCTTGGAAACCAGAACCAAACTTCGGCGGCCGCGCTTGCAGATTCATCATGTGCTGGATCTGTTCAAACCGCTCGTTACGCATACGCTGCAACGGGATCAGCTTGTCCACCTCTGAGTAACCCCAGAAGTAATCGTGCGCGGGATTCGGACACACTTGGATGAACGGCGCTTCGTTCTTCAAGAACATCTTTTCAAGCGAGCGATCAAAGATCACCACGCCTGGGTCGGCAATTGTCACCACCTGATAGTCAGATTCTTCGGTGTTCCAAACGTACAGCTCTTGCATCTTCACCAATTTTTCGGCGACGCGCGGCTTATACCGGACTTGGTTATCAAGACCGAAATTGATGTTGCCAATGATGTTCGGTTGCGACGCGCTCGTCTCAATTCGATCCAACACTTGCTGTTGCGGCGTGCTTTCGCGCGGCCCCGGATTGATGACCTTCAGCAATGCTTCCAGTCGCGGATGCTCAATCTCCTTGAGCTGCGCTTCCATCTGACTCAACGTCACATAGTACTGATGGCTGAACGCTTCTTGCTTCCACAATCCGCAAACGTCTTCGCGCAACACGCCGATGTCGTGCGG